CTCCCAAGGTGCCTCCCGAACGCCCAATTTAGAATCCTAGGAGAATCCTATGCCCGTTGTTGGCAATCGTCATTTTGCTTACACCCCTGAAGGTGAGGCAGCTGCTAAGAAATACGGCAAGCGCGTCGGTAAGCCGGTACGCAAAGGCTATCGGACCGGTGGTGAAACCAAAACATATTACAAGGGCGATCTTGACCCCGCGTATACCTGGAAGCCGGGTAAGCCCAAGGGTAAGAAGAAGAAGTGATGCCCTACGATCACGGCTTTCGCCGTTGGGACGCCTACCCTGGACCACCCCTCACGTTTCTGAAGCCCGAGAAGCAATCGAAGAAACCATCTAAATCCAAAAAGAAAGGGACCTAGTTATGCCAAAGAAGAAATCCAAGGGCACTGTTAAGAAGCAGCGCGGTGGTATGACGCCAGCTAATCCGCGAAGTAATGCTCCCAGCGGCCTTGCTGCAATGAACTTACGCCGTAGGCGTGGTCCCGGTGGTGGGTACGGTACACCCGGGGGCAGTACACCGAGCCTTCCCCCGGGTCGCAACAGACCCCAGGACTTCCCAGGCACTAGGACTGCTCAAGGTGCTCCAGCCGGATACGCCGAGCGTATGGCGGCACAACAAGCCATGCATCAACGCTATGGTAATGCGCTTGGTGAAAGGCTAGGTGCTGGGATTGGCACAAGGGGTAGACCAACAGGACCGCCACGCAGACCACCGCCTCCCATTCGTCCGGGTTACAACGTGGGTGGGCCGGTACCCGAGACCAATGCTTCACTTGCAGGCAAGGGATATCAGGGTGGTGGGGCGTTTATGCCACCATCACGTCCAAGAATTCAAGATTTTCAGGGAGCTATTGCCGGTGGACCCCCGGGGCGCCGTCCGACTTTAGGACCGCAGCCTCGTAGGCGTCGTGGTCGCGGTCGTGGAGGTAGAGACGTTTAGTGCAGAGTCTGCTCGATCGTGTGCAGGAACTTCCTGATCTAGAACGTCAGGGCATGCTGGCGCTGTTGGAGGAGTACGAAACCGCCCAGCAGCGTGAGGTTGTGCACGCTTCCTTTTTAGATTTTGTGAGAGCGATGTGGCCCGCCTTTATCGAGGGCTATCATCATTCCAAGATGGCGGATGCCTTTGAACGAGTGGCGCGCGGTGAACTCAAGCGGCTCATCATCAACATGCCGCCACGGCATACCAAGAGTGAATTTGCTTCGTACCTGTTACCCGCTTGGTATCTGGGGCTATCGCCCGAGAAGAAAGTGATTCAGACCGCACACACTGCCGAGCTGGCGGTGGGTTTCGGTCGAAAGGTGCGGAACCTTGTCGGCGATCCCGATTTCCAGCGGGTGTTCCCCGGGGTGGGATTGCAGGCTGACTCCAAGGCCGCAGGCCGCTGGAACACTAGCGCCAACGGTGAGTACTTTGCTATCGGTGTCGGCGGAGCCGTGACCGGTAAAGGCGCTGACTTATTAATTATCGATGACCCGCACTCGGAGCAGGAAGGTCAATCGCTGGACCCGGCGGTATTCGATCGGGTCTATGAGTGGTACACGTCCGGCCCACGGCAACGGTTACAGCCGGGTGGGGCCATTGTCATTGTCATGACGCGCTGGCATAAGCGTGATTTGACCGGTGCCATCTTAAAGTCGGCTATCGAGCGCGATGGCGCGGATGAGTGGGAGGTCATTGAGTTTCCCGCCATCATGGATTCCGGGCGCGCCCTTTGGCCTGAGTTCTGGCGCATTGAAGAATTAGAGAAGCTTCGGGCCGAATTGCCGGTGTCGAAGTGGTCGGCCCAGTATCAACAAGACCCAGCCGCCGAAGAAGGCGCCTTGGTCAAACGCGAGTGGTGGAAAGTCTGGGAAGAAGAGCAGCCGCCTAAGTGTGAATTTATTATTCAGTCATGGGATACCGCGTTCCTGAAGAGCGAGCGCGCCGACTTCTCCGCCTGCACCACATGGGGTGTCTGGTACAGCGTCGGCACCGATGGTTACGCCCAACCCCAGCTGATGTTGCTGCATGCGTTCAAAGAACGAATGGAGTTTCCTGAGTTGAAACTGAAAGCCTACGATACTTGGCGGGAATGGAAGCCCGATGCTTTCATCGTCGAGGCGAAGGCTGCAGGCAGCCCGCTGATATTTGAATTACGTCGCATGGGGATTCCGGTTCAGGACTTCACCCCATCACGCGGCAACGATAAGGTCGCCCGGGTCAACGCGGTGGCTGATTTATTTGCTTCGGGTACCGTATGGGCACCGAAGAAACGCTTTTCGGAGCAGGTTATTGAGGAGTTTGCCTCCTTCCCGACAGGCGATCACGATGATTTAGTGGATTCCAGCACCCAAGCGTTGTTGCGATTCCGACAAGGGGGATTCATTCCCCTGCATACCGATGAAGAGGATGTGCCGATCTATCAAAGAAAGGCCGCCTACTACTAGGAGAACAGACGATGGCGTTCAGAACGTGGTTTAAGCGCGTATTCAAGGGCGTGAAAGAGGTCGAAGTGCGTGCTCGCGATGAGCAGGGGCGCTTTTTGGGTGACGATGAGTCGACGCCCGACGTGGATGAGGCCTACACCACCATTGATGTTCCCATTGAGGACAAGAAAACACCGGTAAGTGGTCCCGTGCATGGCGATTGATCGTCAATTAGGCAACCCGATCGGGGAATTACGCGAAGAAGACGTCGAGATTGTGATCGAGGACCCGGAAGCGGTTTCGATTGAGACCGAAGATGGTGGCATGCTCATCGATTTTACTGGCGGAATGGAGGAACCGGACCAAAGTTTCGGTGCCAACCTTGCCGATAGCATCGATGAGAATGAATTATCGTCCTTAGCGAAGGAATTGGTGTCGCAATACAACGGTGACAAGGATTCCAGGGGTGATTGGGAGGAGGCATACCGCAAAGGTCTCGACTTATTGGGCCTGAAGATCGAAGAACGCACCGAACCATGGCCCGGAGCATGCGGTGTGCACCATCCACTGCTCACTGAGGCGGTGGTACGCTTCCAATCACAGGCTATTTCCGAGATTTTCCCCGCTTCGGGGCCGGTCAAGACGCAAATCCTCGGAAAAATCACCGAGGAGAAGGAAGAACAGGCTAATCGCGTCAAAGAACACATGAATTACCTTCTCACCGAGCGAATGATCGAATATCGGGGAGAAACAGAGAAATTACTGTTCAGTTTGCCGCTGGCAGGGTCGGCATTCAGGAAAATCTACTGGGATGTGAGCATGGGACGCCCTTGTGCTGTGTTTGTTCCCGCTGAGGACATGGTGGTGTCGTATGGGGCCACCGATTTGCTAACTGCGTCCCGTATTACGCAGGTGATGAAGCGTACGTCCAACGAAGTGCGCAAATTACAGGTCGCTGGCTTCTATCGGGACATCGAATTGCCCACTCCGGGCATCGATCTGAACCAAATTCAGCGCAAATACGACGAATTGACTGGCGATCGGCCCGATTACGACTGGGACAACCGCCATACCCTGTTGGAGATGCACGTTTACGTCGATCTTCCCGGTTACGAGGAGGTAGGCGAGGATGGCGAAGACACCGGCATCGCCTTGCCGTATGTGATCACCATCGACCTGACCTCGACCGAGGTGTTGTCGGTGTATCGCAACTGGTATGAGGACGATCCCAACCACATGCCGCGTCAGCACTTCGTGCATTACGAATATCTACCGGGTCTGGGCTTTTATGGCTTTGGCCTGATTCATTTGATTGGTGGGATTACCCGCAGCGCTACCAGCCTGTTGCGACAACTGGTGGATGCCGGGACCTTATCGAATTTACCGGGCGGTTTGAAAGCCCGGGGGTTGCGCATCAAGGGCGATGACTCGCCCATCATGCCGGGGGAGTTCAGGGACGTGGACGTGCCCGGGGGCACCATCCGCGACAACATTACTTTCCTGCCGTACAAAGAACCGAGCACGGTCCTAGCGGAATTACTGGGCAACATCGTCGAAGAGGGGCGCCGGTTCGCCTCCATCGCCGATGTCAAAGCGGCAGACATGAACACCGAGGCCCCGGTGGGGACCACGCTGGCACTCTTGGAACGCAACATGAAAGTCATGTCGGCGATTCAGGCACGTCTGCATGCGGCCATGCGCCGGGAGTTCCGTGTGCTCGCCAACGTGGTGCGCGACATGGGACCGGTGGAATATGAATTTGAACTGGAGCCGGGTGAGGAAAGAGCCAAGGGCACCGACTTCGATGAGCGCGTGGATGTCATCCCCGTCTCAAACCCGAACGCCAGCACCATGGCACAGCGCATCATGCAGTATCAGGCGGCCTTGCAGCTGTCTTCGACGGCGCCCGATATCTACAACATGAGCGAACTGCACCGGCAGATGCTCGATGTTCTAGGTATTGAGAACGTCGATGACATCGTGCCGCCACAGGAAGATGTACCGCCGCTCGATCCGGTCACCGAAAACATGAATATGTTCAACGGCCATCCGGTACGCGCTTACCCGTATCAGGATCAGGAGGCGCATATTCAGGTGCATATATCGGCGGCGCAGGACCCGAAGATTGGGGAAATGCTGGCCAACTCGCCGCGTGCGCAAGCGATCGAGGGAGCCTTTGCCGATCACATCACCGAACATTTAGCACTCCAGTACCGTCGCGAAATCGAAGAAGAACTGGGTGTGCAGCTGCCGCCGTTGGGCGAACCGATACCGGAAGACATCGAACTGCGTCTCTCTAAGCTGGTGGCTGAAGCTGCCGGACGAGTGCTTGGTAAGGATCAGGCCGAGATGCAGCAGAGGGAAATTCAGGAACGCATGGAAGACCCGGTGGTGCAGATGCAGGAGAAAGAGCTAAAAATCAAGGAAGCCGAGGTTTACCGCAAGGCCGAAGAGAATGCTACCAAGGTGGCCGCCGATCTGGCCAAGGCGGAAGAAAGAGCCAAGATCGATCGCGAGCGGATGGCAACCCAAGAACGGATTGCTGGTGCGCGCATTGGCGCCGACGTGGCCAAAGAACAAGCCAAGGAGGCGCTGGAAGACCGCAAAGTGTCTGCCAATCAGCGCCTCGAAGGAGCGCGACTGGGTGAGAAGATTGCCGAGATCGTGTTCGATAACGACGATAATAAGGACGAGGACTAACTGATGGATGGCCCTCTTGACCTGAACGCTGCGCAATACCTGCGCAAGTTAATACGCGATCGCATGAACGAGGTGACCGACAACCTTGTTACCGGATCGGCCAGTAATTTCCCCGATTACCGCCATGAGG